ATCTGTCGATTACAACCCCCACTCGCTGCTCCCCGCTGCGAATGTCAAAACCAACCAGGCGAACACACTGGCTACCAACTGCGACATACCGTGGGAGGAGGGGCTCGAAGACACCGAGCGGCCCCTCCAGCGTAGCGTCCGATTTACCATCAACGGACGAACTGCGCTCCGAGTTGAGCCGTCTGGAGGAAGAGGCTCAGAAGGTCCAGCCGTGGACCGATGTCGAGGTTCGACTCCTCGGGTTCTTGAGAGGGCGCCTCTACGGTGCCAAGAGGACACCAGCAACACCGCAGTCCCTGAATCTTCAGGGACTCAACTGGTGCGTCAAGAACCACGACCACCTCGGGGAATACCAACACCCCGCAGCCCAGGCGGCCTTGGTCGCCCGGTGCGTGAACGTGGTCTTGCCACCGAGTCTGGAGGAAGCCGGCCTGATCGACGTATACCAACGGGAAGGCGAAAAGATCAAAGCCTTCAACAACGGCTTGGACGAGATGGGGGACCGGCGCGAAGATCTGCGCTGGCTTGTGGGGCTGGGAGGTGTGACTGCTGCGGTAGCGGGTACCGTAGCAGGCCTTACTGGCTCAAGGGTGATCGGGGGCGGCTTGCTCGCTGCTGGGATTGCGGGCGTGGGCATATATGGCTGGAGTAAGGTCAGAGACATCACTCGCCGTGCCCAAGCCGCCCGTTGGTATTAGGACAGCCCGGTGCGTGTGCCGGCTGTGTGCTCCGCTCCAAAGACCATGGAAAAAGCGGATGATAGGCATGGCACACCACGACCGCCAGCATCTAAGGGCTGTGAATCTCATCGTCGCCTGATCCGGATTGTCCCGCCAATTTACGGATTGTGGCACTGTTTCACCCACAGCAACTGTGTGTGCAATGATCTGATTGCGTGCAGTAATCGGGTAATAGGAGTGGTCCCTGCACCAACTGACACAGGGATAAAACGACTTCGAGAAGCCATGAACCAACTGTGGCCATATCGAGCCATGACCCCGTTGAGTTTGGAACAGAGCCTAGCGTCATTCAAAGGCTCCAAACTCAAGTTATATCAACGGGCTTACGATTCACTCCTCATCACACCTCTCAATCAGCGAGACGGGCGTGTTAAAGCGTTCGTTAAAGCTGAGAAATTCGATCCAACTGAGAAGGTGAACCCCGACCCAAGAATGATTCAAGCACGCGATCCACGCTATAATCTCCACCTAGCACAGTACTTGCGCCCACTGGAGCATGAATGTTATTCATTGCGCCGGCACGGAGCACCAGCTATTGCGAAATGCTTTAACCCAGTGCAACGTGCTAACGCTATCATGCAAAAGTGGAACATGTTCGAAAACCCAGTGTGTTTTTCACTCGATTGTTCACGCTGGGACAAGCACGTCCATCGTAAGGTGCTTGACGTCGAACATGAATTTTATCAACGCTGGTACCCGGGGGAAGTGCAGTTGGAGACGTTGCTGGGTATGCAGAAAGTCAACATCTGCACCACCAGCAACGGCGTGAAATACACGGTTGACGGAGGTCGTATGAGTGGAGACATGAATACGGCCCTCGGAAATGTCACCCTAATGTGTGGGATGATATACGGCGCCATGAAAACCTTCGATAATTGCCACTTCGAATGGTTGGATGACGGCGACGATTGCTTGGTCTTCGTAGAACAACACGACCTCGCCCGCGTGGCTGCGGACCTACCGAGGTTATTCCTGGAGTATGGCCAGGAGTTGAAAATAGAAAACATTGCGATGAATCCCCAGGACATCGTGTTCTGCCAGTCCAAACTGACATATAACGGACAGTTCTGGACTATGGCCCGTAATTGGAGGAAGGTCCTCTCACAGTCGTGCTGTGGGACCAAACACTGGAACGATCCAAACATGGTTCCAGGTATGTTTGGACTCATAGGCGACTGTGAGATGGCCCTCCACCGCGGAATACCCATATTACAGGCCTTTGCGCAGAGATTGCGGGATTTATCAGGTGGACGACGCGCTCGCATGGAGCACATGGATTCGAGTTTTCAATATCGTGTCGGATCCTATCAACTCGGCGACATACAGTCCATTACACCGGCTGAAGTCACCGAAGAAGCTCGATTCGAGTTCCAACGGACCTGGGGTGTTGACATCCAAACCCAGATCGGAATCGAGTGGCACCTTGCCCAATGGACACCTGGCATCGTGCATCGAGACGTCGGCCCCGAGTTATTTTCAACAGACTGGTGTCAACAACTTGAACCAGGAATACCTAATCCAACTGTCCTCTAACTCCATTACAGCGCCCGGCGGTGGGGCTCATCCTCCACCCAGGCTTGGGGAGGCCTGCTTGCGAGAGACGCTAAAGTGCAAATCGGAGAGCACAGCGCTGATGGAGCGATGAGGACCGGTAGGACAGAGGACGACCAAGTGGCGGTCACCAGCGTGTAGAAATACACTCTTCGGAGTGGGGCTCGTTAATCGCTGGTTATTAAATGATGTACAACCCTTTGT